GATTCGTCTCCTCTATGGATAAAGGTGAAGGCGGCACGCTGGTTTCGCGTGACGCTGCGAGCATGGCCTTACCGGCCGTCATGACTTCATGCGCGACCGTATCCGGGAGTTCCACGCATTCGCCTGGCTGCACGAGCCGGCCCGCATGCCAAAATTTCAAGACAGCTTTCACATACATAGCCGTTTCCTTCCTGGCGGGGCGCACTTCGAGCAGCGCCCAGGCTGAATCCGTCGTCAACATGATCTAGGTCACGCTCGTCGCCAACGAAAACGCTGACGGATACCGCACGCCGATGTCCACGGTATAGATCGCGCGCACGCCGACAATGCCCGCTTGGAAGTTCGCATAGGGATTGATTTCCAATTCGAGCACCGACCATTCCCCCACAATGACCGTCCCGAAATCGCCAAAGAGGATGTTCGCCGCAGGGACTTGATTCGAGGCTATGGCGCGATAGCCGTCCACCGTCCCGTCGAGCAATTGGCCTTCCCATAAGGGCGACGCCGTGCTGGTGAACTTCACGCGCTGCTTGAGCAACCCCGCTACGGCGGGCGTCGTCACATAGCCACAATTCCCGGTCAGCGCATTGCCCGTGGCCACATCCGTTTGAAATTCGATGATCCCGGCATAGGCAATCGACGTGCCCGTAACGCCGCCAATGCCCGCCGTATTGATGATCCCCGTCGGCTGCCCCGAGGCGCCTGATCCCGTGAGTCCCGCCAAATCCACGGCAATGGCCACAATGGCCGCGAGGTCGTTCATCACGATCTGTTGAGCCGAGGGATTCGATTGCAAGAGCAACAGGCGGCTGATTTCCGTATACCCGCCGACCGTCTTGGGCGTCAGCGCCACTTGGGCGAAGACTTGATTCGTTTCCGTAATGGTCGAGGCTTCATTCGCCAGCCAGGTGACGGTGCCCGCCGTGGTTTGCTTGGGAATGGCGACATTGCCTTGCAGCCCACTCAACCGCGTGGCCCCCATGGCCATGATGACGCTGCGGTTCCGCAGGAGCTCGATAAAGCCGACATTGGCCGTCTCCACGAGGAATCCGCCGGCTGAGCCGGTCGCCACCGTCAAATCGCGCTGGGCGCGCTGGGCCAGATCGCGGCTTTGAATCTCCAACGGCACAAAGAAGGTCGTCCGACTGGCTTCGCTCCGCCCCAAGCGTTTGGCAATTTCATGGGAGCATTCCGCCTCGAATCCGGCGGTGCTCCAATTCTGCATCCCGCACGCATCAATGGCGCGGCAGAGATTGAATTGCTTCGTCTCTTTGTCGCTCAATCCGAGTTTGGTGACGCTCTGCGGGTTCAGGCGCCCGCGCTCTTCCATGATGCCCAGCATTTCCTTGGCCACGACATTCATGGACGTGCCTTCGCTGATCCAATGATCCCGTGTTTCTTCCGGGAGCTTATTCGCCTTGCAGAGGTTTTCAATCCCTTCCCGGCGCTGCTTCTCCACTTCGACGGGATTGAGCTTGATGGGGCGATCGGTCTCGTCAAGAACTGCGCTGCGAGTCTCTGGTATCTCGGCCATGGTGGTCTCCTTGTGGTTGGTGGATCGGATCATGCGCATGTCGTAGAGCGTGTCGCTCCCGCGCCCAATGCCGACCGTGGGATCTGCTGGCACGGTGACGATGCTGACTTCGTACGGACTCCAATCGGTTGCGGTAAAGATCTTTGTGTGTGTATCTTCTTCGAGTACATTGACGCGATAGGCGAGCGACACATTGCGCAAGCCGCCGTCGATCATGGTTTGCACTTCCGCAGCGCGCCCGGTCTCAAACAGGGCGGCATCGACCATCAGCCGCCCGCCTGAGAGTTCGGCCTTCGTGATCATGCCAATGGGATCGTTGATGTCATGATTGAACAGCAACGGCATGGCGCCATTGGCCGCGCGGTCGAGCTTCACCGCATTTTTGGCATGCGACAGGATTTCCATGCCGTACCAGCGCTCAACGGGATATTCGGAGGAGGCCGCAAAGTGCAAGGTGCGCCCCTTCCCGTCCGTCTTGCGGATCTCGAACAGATCGTTGGTCAGGAACCGGCGGAATAGTTCTTTTTGTCTGATCAGTTCGTCAGGCATTGGACCTCCTCAGTGTGCGCAACATCTTTTCGGCCGTCGTCACGGCGGGGTCCGTCTCCTCCGTCGTCTCCTCTGGCGGAGTCGGTGCAACAGGCGGCGCGGGAATCTCCACCGTGGATGGATCGGTCGTAAACAGCAGTCCGGCTTCGCGCATCAACTTCAATTCGTGCGTCCGTTCCTTCAGCACATCTTCCAAGTCTCGTCCGCTGCCCGTGAGCGTGATGACATCGGAGACGGTGGTGAAGCCGGCGCGAATGGCTTCCTTGTAGGCTTCGACTTCCTTCGTCGGATCGACCCAGCTCCAGCCGCGCGGCTTGAAGCGTACCGCTTCAAAGTCCTGGGGCCTGGCCGCATAGGCCGCGAGCGGAATGGTGGTGAGTGCGCCAGACAAGACGGCCTGCTGCATCCAGACGCGGTGGATCTCCTGGCGGAAGTCCCGAATGAACCATTGCTGCAAGGTGCGCCAGAGATCCCGGTCATCGATCAAGGCGAGCCGCGAGGAGGAGTAATTACTTTGGGAATAGTCCCGACTCAGACTTTCATAACTGCTGCCCACGCCCGCCGCCACTTCGCGGAGCATCATCCGCATGAAGGGGTCCATCTGCGTGTTCGGCCGATTCGGCGCAGCATAGGTGAATTTCTCGCCGGGGTTCAACCGTTCGATGATCGAGGGTTCGAGCTCGGTCTGTACCGAGCCGTCGGCTTGTGGTTCGCCGTACTGCGTCTCCGCGTTCGGCAGTTCGATAAACCCCATGTAGCAGGCGGCGGCACGGGCGGCGGTAATCTCCGCTTCGGTCAAGCCATCCATATCGTTCAATTTGCGAGCCGCCGCATGCATCCAGGGCATCGCGCGCGTTTGCGGCCAGCGGTTGATGACACGCACATGCAGGATCTGCTCTGCCGGGACGCGCTCCACCTTGGAGGTCTGCTCGGCGGTCAGCCGCAGTTCTCCCGGGTGGAGCGTGCGAATGAAATAGGCGACCGGCCCGCCAAATCGATCGACTTCCACGCCTAAGCGGACGGTATTAGCGGAATTGATCGCGTTTGGCATCGCATCATCGGCAATCCGTTCGGCCTCGATCACTTCAAGCGTCAATGGGATCGTCGAGCCGCCCATGGCCTGAAAGTGCAGGCGGATGAACACTTCGCCGGCCTCAAAGACCTGGCCCATCACGACCCGTTCCAGATCCGCAAAATGCAACCCGCGTCCCGTATGGCAGTGCGATTTATGGCACCAGGGCTCCCACACGGTTTCGATATTGTCGTTGATGCGGGCATTCAAGGCCCCGCGTGAATTCATCACTTGCGCTTGGAGGCCGATGCCTTGCCCTACGATGTTATTTTGCACAATGACCTTAGCGCGATTGGCATAGGGGGCATCACGGTTCAATTGCCGAGAACGGTCCCGCGCCGTGCGCAAACTACTCGACAATTCCGAATCTTCGCTGCTCGTGGCCGTGCCCCAGCCCACGGTGAGGCGCGACTGCTTCGCCATGGCGTAGAGGCGCTGCTGTGTGGCAGGTCGTGCCGGCGAGGGCGGCGTCACCCACTGAACGAAGCGTTGGAGCAGGCGCTCAAACACGCACGAGCCTCACGCCGATTTTTCGTGGATTGATGCCGGTCGCGGCGAGTTGGGCCGCCTGGAGTTCGGCGGCGTAGTCCGCCTTACAACGGTCCACATAGACGATCAAATCTTTGAGATTGTGCTGCGTGTAGGTGCGCCCGTTGAGCGTGACGGTCTGTCCCAACGTCACGGCTTCCCAGGCTTTCAGCGCGTTGTCGTAGGCTCGTTTGACGGGAGAACGCAGATCCGTGCTGTAGTCAATCGTGGCGAGATTCGGGGTGATCGTGAGGGTGCCGGTGCCGACCTGATAGCGTTCCGTCGTCTTCGTGACGTAGGCGGCCCAGCTCCAGAGGCCGGGCGTCATGAGGGCGGATTGGGCCGCCGTAATGGTCGCGGCAAAGCCATCACCGACCGTGGAAGCCGTGACGTTCAGCACGCCCGCGCCCAGTTGCAACCGGAAGGCATAGGTGAGCCCCCAGCCGGCTGAAGCGGGAAAGTCACTGAACGCCCGCGTCCATGCCAGCGTATCGCCGGCCACCGCCTGGACGGGTTCCACGTCACGGATCGGCGCACTCATGGACGCTCACGCTAGCGCGAATTCGCCAGAGCAGCTAGGTAGGATTGTTCAGGAAGAGTGCGAAATCTACTGGAGGGTGGACCCGTGTTTGAGTCCTGCGTCCAATTTGGTCGTCGTGAGCACCCGGAGCGATTCGTAGGGAATGCGGCGATGACCGCCTAAGCGGATGCAATCAATCTTCAGCTCATCCGTCCAGCGCCGGATCGTATTGACATGCATGCCCAAGCGCCGCGCCACTTCTCCGGGCCGATAGCTCCGTTCTTCGGGAAAGAGATCCGCAAAGATGAAGGACATGGGCACCTCCTTTCAGTGCTTCGATGGTCGACGAATTTTGGGTCGAGGCACGTCTAACCGCGCCATATGTGTCCGCGTGATTTTCAGCAGTTCCATCAAATTGTACCAACAGCGTGCACAGTCTTCTCCGACCTGT